AAATCGATGCTAGATGTGCAATTGGTGGATTACCTGAGTTTTATAGACTCACAAATAAGGATTTTCCTGGTAGCACTTACCTTTTAGCTGACGAACACAAGGTAAATGAGTGGAAATCAGTATTAAAAGACAAAAAATGCTACATAGGTATCACAACCCATGGTGGTAAGAAGGCAACAAACTCAAAAGGTCGTAAATTAACTGCTGATGACTTAGCACCGTTACTGAAACGCAAAGATATTCAGCTAGTAAGCCTAGATTATGACTTAGAAGAACGCATTGATGGTGTTTTGTACTTTGATGAAGCTATTACATCACAAGATTACGATGATACTGCTGCTTTAATCGCATCTTTAGACATGGTAATGGGTGTTCCTACTACTGCTTTACATTGTGCAGCAGCTTTAGGCGTTAAAACATGGTGTCTAGTACCTAAACGTCATCAATGGCGATATGCACAACCTAGTATGCCTTGGTATCGCAGTATGCGTTTAATCTATCAAGATGATGCAGAGTGGATTGATGTCATTCATAGAGTAGAAAAGCAATGTTAATTACTGACGAATACAAAAGTATGCAAGCAGAACTGCATAAGAATCCTGAATACGGTGTTTCTAGCACGCTATACGCCCCGATTGTGGACATGGTGATAGCTCAGTACCAAATTAAAGAGTTATTGGATTATGGCGCTGGGAAATGCCGTTTAAAGGATAGTTTAACGGAGAGCGTTATATACACTCCGTACGAACCAAGCAATCCATTGTGGGATGCAACACCTGAACCATGTGAGTTAGTGGCTTGTATAGACGTATTAGAGCATATAGAGCCTGATTGTCTTGATGATGTGCTAGATGATTTAAAGCGTTTAGTGCTTGCATACGGAATATTCACTATCCATACAGGTCCAGCTAAGAAAATCTTACCTGATGGTCGCAATGCTCACTTAACTCAAGAGAACTGGGATTGGTGGGAAAAGAAACTGTCAAATAGATTTGACATTATCAAACACATATCAATTAACAATGGAATTGTAGTATTAGTTAAAAGGGAATAAACATGGCAATAACCAACTATACAGATTTGGTTTCTACTGTTGAGAGTTATCTTGCACGTAGTGATTTAACAGCAGTCATCCCCACGTTTGTAATGTTGGCTCAACAGCGTATGAGTCGTGACTTACGTACTCGTGAGATGTTAAAGATTTCAACAACTACAGCAACAGATAGCACAGTTGAACTACCAACAGACTTCTTAGAGATGCGTGAGTTACACTTCCAAGGTAACCCACCTATTACGCTAGAATACGAAAGTCCTGATAAGTTCTTCCGTGATTTACTCACAACAACATCAGGATTACCTTACTACTACACAATCATCGGTTACGAGTTCCAATTTGCACCAGCTCCTGATAGCGCACAAGTGCTTCAATTGCTTTACTACGCAGAACCTGAATTTATCTCAAGCACAGTAGCAAGTAACTTATATCTAGCTAACTATCCTGATGCGTTACTTTACGCAACACTAGCAGAAGCAGAACCTTACTTAATGAATGACCAACGTATTCAAGTATGGGCTTCTATGTATGACCGAGCAATTCTAAACATTATGAATAGCGACATTAGTAAGAAATTCCCTAACACCGCACTAAACGTAACTTTACGCTAAGGATAAATCATGGCAGAAATGAGTAATTACTTAGAGAACGCTTTATTAAACGGCACTCTAAATGCAACAACATATACAGCACCTACAACAATTTATGTAGGTTTATATACAAGCGACCCTACAGACGCTAACTCAGGTACAGAAGTATCAGGTGGCTCTTATGCTCGTAAGGCAGTAACGTTTGCTACAGCATCAGGTACAAGTGGTTCAGTAGCTACAAACGCTGATGTAACATTTGATGAGGCTACAGCTCCTTGGGGTGTAGTTGGCTGGATTGGTATTTTGGATGCTGCAACATCAGGTAATCTTTTGTATCACACAGCATTAGACGTATCAAAAGACATTGACACCGGTGATATTTTTGTAATCCAAACAGGCAACTTAACTGTCACCTTAGCTTAAGGATAGATTATGGCTTTAGTAGTTAAAGATAGAGTTCAAGAAACATCAACAACAACAGGCACAGGTACGCTTACTCTTTCTGGTGCAGCTACAGGGTATCAATCTTTCTCAAGTGCTATTGGTAACGGCAACACTACATATTACGCTATCTCTAACGGTACTGATTGGGAAGTAGGCGTTGGTACTGTAGGCTCAGGAACATTAGCTCGTGATACAGTATTAGAATCATCTAATGCAGGTTCATTGGTAAACTTTAGTGCAGGTGTAAAAACAGTATTCTGTACATATCCTGCTGAACGCTCAGTTAATACACAAGATATTGGTGTATCTATCCAAGCCTATGATGCTGATACAGCTAAATATGACGATGCAACAGCTAACTTTGTTGGAACACTACAAAACGGTGGTTCTAACGTACTTGTTGATACAGACATTGGTTTAACAGTAGAGGCTTACGACAGCACAATATTAAAGTCAGCAAGCATTGGTGTAACTGTTCAAGGTTACGATGCAGATACAGCCAAATACGATGACACTACAGCTAATTTTACAGGCACATTACAAAAAAGTGGCTCTAATGTATTAATTGCCAGCAATATTGGTTCTACAGTTCAAGCGTATGACGCTGATACTGCTAAGTATGATGATACTACTGCAAATTTTATAGGTACTTTGCAAAATGGTGGTAGTAATGTTGTAGTTGACACAGACATTGGCTCTACTGTACAGGCTTATGATGCAGATACAACTAAGAATGATGTATCTAACACATTTACAGCCAATCAAATTATCTCTGTAACAGATAACACTAATGCTGCACTACGAGTAACACAGGCTGGTAATGGTGATGCGCTTTTAGTAGAAGATGAAGCTAATCCTGATTCAACTCCGTTTGTAGTTAAAGCTGATGGTAAGGTTGGTATTGGTACATCTAGTCCTGCTAACGCTTTAGAAGTTTCATCATCAGAAACATTTGAAAAGTTAAATTCATCTACATCTGGCTATTCAGTATTCTATCAAGCAACTAACCCACAAGGTAGCTTTTATGCCGGTAAAGACCGTGATGGCTCTGCTGGTCTGTTTGGCTCTGCTGGTGAATATGTAATTGCTGGTACTGGTAATTATCCAATGAACTTTTGGACTAATACAGTTAAAAGAATGACAATTAGTGAAAGCGGTGGTCTTTCATTTGGCTCATCAGGAACAGCTTACGGTACTGCTGGTCAAGTATTAACATCCAATGGCAATGCTGCCCCAACTTGGGGAAGCGCAGTAACAATAGCTTCAACTGCTGAAGCTCAAGCAGGTACAAACAATACTAATGTTATAACTCCATTAAGAATGAGAGAGGGATTTAATGCTAGTGGTTCAGCTCCAGTATATGCTTGTCGTGCTTGGGTAAGCTTTAATGGTACAGGTACAGTAGCTATTCGTGGTAGTGGCAATGTATCTTCGATTACTGACAATGGCACAGGTGACTATACAGTAAACTTTACAACAGCAATGTCTGATGCTAATTATTCTGCTGTGGCTTCTTGTCAATCTGGAGCTTCAACTACAACTCAAATCATCTCAATGTTTAACTCAGCTCCTTGGAGCGGGTTTGTTGCTCCTACAACTTCTGCTTTTAGAGTGGCTATTTCTCAACCAGCTAACGGCAATCGATATGATAGCGATTACGTTCTTGCTCAAGTATTCCGTTAAAAGGACAAATAAATGAATCAAAGAATTATTTACCCAACAGATGACGGTGTAGCAATCATCGTGCCAGCTCCTGAATGTGGATTAACAATTGAAGAAATTGCAGCTAAAGACGTACCTACTGGTAAAGAGTATCACATTGTAGACGTATCTGAAATTCCAACAGATAGAACTTTTAGAGGTGCATGGACATGGCAATAGTTATTAACATAGATAAAGCTAAAGAGATTACTAAAGACCGTTTGCGTGATGAACGTAAACCTTTGCTAGAAGCTCAAGATGTAGCTTTCCAACGTGCTTTAGAAAGTGGTGCTGATACAAGTGCTATCGTAGCTGAAAAACAACGATTACGTGATGTAACAAACTTAGTTGATAATGTAACAACATTAGAGGAACTAAAATCTATAGGAGTTAGCTGATGTTTGGATTCACCGCATTTTCACAAGTTCCTTTTTCATCTTTATTTGTTCAAGGAGCAATCGTATTAGGTTCTGCTTCAATTAATGCAGATGCAACAGTAACTGCAAAAGGGAATCTTCTTTATGTAGGAAATGCGACAATTACTGCTCAAGCTAGTCTAACAGCAGATTACTTAAGAATCAGAACAGATAGTGGAAGTGTTACTGGTGTAGCAACTGTAACAGCTATGCCAACACAGATTACACAAGGCAATGCTTCAGTTAATGCTTACGCTTATGTCAATTCTAGAGCCAATGCAATATGGCAAGGAAACGGATTAGTTTCATGTAACGCAACGATTGTTGCAAACGGCAGAATTATTGGTGAGGGTTGGACTACAGTTACTATTGATACAAATACATGGACACCGATTAATGTAGGTACAAACACATGGACGCAAGTTCCTGCTGGCAATAACACATGGTTACGACAAGGATAGAAAATGGCTAAAAATAAAATAAGTGAATGGAGTTCTACTCCTGCGAATAATACAGATATTGCAAACATTGATATTGCTGAAGGTTGCGCTCCATCAGGTGTAAACAATGCTATTCGTGAGATGATGGCACAAGTTAAGGATATGCAGACTGGTGCTGATGGTGATAACTTTACAGTTGGTGGTAACTTATCTGTTAATAATGATAGTGTTTTTACAGGTACAGTTTTAGTAGGTGAAACATTAACATCTGTTGGTGTTATTACAGCAAGTGCTGGTTTTTCTGGAAATTTAACAGGTAACGTAACAGGTAACGTTACAGGTAACTTAACAGGTAATGTAACTGGAAATGTTACTGGCTCATCAGGCTCAACTACAGGAAATGCAGCAACTGTAACTAATGGGGTTTATACAACTAATTTCTCTGGTTCAAACCAAAGTTTATCTTCTTCAGGATATCAAAAAATTCCTGGTGGATTAATTCTTCAATGGGGAATAACAGCACTAATAGAAGTAGACGCTAGTTTAACAGTAACGCTTCCAATTGCATTTACTAATGCTATGTTTGTGGCTATTGTAAGTGCATATAATACAAACTCAACGCTTACTGGTGGACCTGCAATGATAAGTAAAGATTATTCAACATCTTCTTTTGTTATTACAAATGATGACCGCGCTGCTCAAGCTACTTGGTTTGCTATTGGATATTAATTATGGCAACTCAAAGAGTAACATTTACAGAATGGACTCCTGACCTACCTGGCATTGCTGAGAATTTATCTGTAGCTAAAAACGTAGTTCCAACAGCTATTGGTTACGCTCCATTTCCTACAGGAGTAGATTATTCATTAGCAGCAAGCGAAACATTAAATAATGTATTTGCAGGTCGTTTTAACACAACTAACACAGTATTTGCTGGTGGTACTACAAAGTTATTTAGATTTGATTCTGATGACTTAACAATGGATAACGTATCTAAAAGCGCACCAAGAGCTATTACTAACGTAGCATTAACATCTAATGTAGCTACAATAACAACAAGCTCTAATCATGGGTACAGTACAGATGACTCAGTAACAGTAGATGCAAGCAATAATACTTTTGATGGCACTTACGTTGTTACAGGTACACCAACATCAACAACATTTACATACGCTAAAACTAACACAGACGTACCTAGCGCATCAGCAACAGGTACAGTAATAGCAGACAACTATGTTGGTGTTAATCGTTGGAATTTCATCCAGTTTGGTGATACTATTCTTGCTGCTAACGATAAAAACAAAATTCAAGCATGGACACTAGGTTCATCTACTTACTTTGGTGATGTATCTACTAATGCTCCTGTAGCTAAATATATAGCTGTAGTTCGTGACTTTGTAGTGACAGCAAACATTGATTCAGGTGTTCAATCTAACAAAGTAATCTGGTCTGATATTAACGATGAGTCTGACTGGGTTAGTGGTGCTACATCACAATCTGATTATCAAGTTATCGCAGACGGTGGCAACATTACAGGTCTTACAGGTGGTGAGTTTGGTTTAGTCTTACTAGAACGTGCGATTGTTCGTATGTCATACATTGGTTCACCATTCTTCTTCCAGTTTGATACGATTGCTCGTGGATTAGGATGTATTGAAGGAAACTCAGTTACTAAGTATGGCAACATTACATACTTCTTAGGTGACGATGGATTCTATTCATGTGATGGTTCTACAGTTACTCCAATTGGTACACAAAAAGTAGATAAATGGTTCTTCTTAAATGCCAACCCATCTAAATTCGACCAAATGTCAGCATCAGTTGACCCTGTTCGTAAAATTGTAGTTTGGAATTTCATCAATACTTTTGGTGGTAATTCAATTATGATTTACAACTGGCAGGTTAATAAATGGTCTTACGCTGAAACAGATGTAGACGTAGTAGCATCATCAGCTACAGCAGGTCTTACACTAGAAGCTATGAACTTATATGGTTTTGGTGTTCGTGAGTTTGAAGGTGAAATTTCAGGCACTACATTAACTATTACTGACATTACAGGTACATTAACTGCTGGTAGCTTTATTGTAGGAACTCGCTATGTAATTGCTAGTGTAGGCACAACAGACTTTACTTTAATTGGTGCAAGTGCAAATACAGTAGGCACAGTATTTATATGTACTGGTGTAGGCTCTGGCACAGGTACAGTTACAGGTGCATTGTCTATTGGTCAAATTGTTACAGGAACAGGCGTAACACCATCTACTAAGATTATGGCATTAGGTACAGGTACAGGTGGCACAGGAACTTACACAGTATCTGAATCACAAACAGTAGCAAGCACAACAATTAATGCAAACGGTAGTATTGAAACAATTAGCTCATCACTAGACAGTCGTTTATGGGCTGGTGGTAAGTTATTATTTGCTGGTGTACGTGACGATAAAATCATCACATTTACTGGTCCTTCATCTACTGCTCAGATTGATACTGGTGATATTGGTTCAGAAGCTACTTCTGTAGTAACACTTGTAAGACCTATCGTAGATAATGGTTCTGCTGATGTTGCTATTGCATCACGTATGTTATTGAATCAAGTACCACAATTAGGTTCATATACTGCCGCATCTGCTGAAAATAGGGTATCATTACGTAGTAGTGGTAAATACCATCGAATCTCTGTAATTCCTACAGGCTCTCAATGGTCAAACGTAATGGCAATTGATGTAGAAATTACACAACAAGGTACAAGATGACAATTGTTAATCAGCAATATAGGAAACTTAATCCTGCTGGTGGGCAACCTCGTGAAATCTCTGAGGTTGTTAATAACCTCATGGATGGTAAATCTAATAACGTAGGCTATGTTACTTTAAATACAGGTTGGGCTACAACTACTACAATCTATGATGAACGTATTGGTTATGGCTCAATCATCTTGTTATCTCCATCTAGTGATGCGGCAGAAAGTGATGCAGCACCTTATGGTTCATTTTCTAATAATACTGACCAATTATCACCAAGTGTAGGCTCTACTGCTGTTGTTGTTTATGACACTACGGAAGAATCTAGTGGTGTTTATTTAGCTAGTTCATCACGTTTATATGTGCGTAACTATGGCATTTATAATGTGCAGTTCTCATTGCAGTTGGTAAATCAAGATAACGTAGCTCAATATGCTGACGTATGGTTTAGAGTAAATGGAACAGATGTACCTAGAAGTGCAAGTCGCTTTGATATTCCAGCTAGAAAATCATCTACAGACTGGAGTCATGTAGTTGGCACAGTAAATATATTTGTGGAATTACAAGCTGGAGATTATGTTGAAGTTGCAGGAACTACTTCCAGCACATTGGTTGCTTTAGAGTCATATCCAGCTGATACTATAATACCTAGACCAGCTATTCCTGCTGCTATTGTGACGATTCAATACATTGCCCCACTATCTAGTGACAATGTTTACATTAGTTCGCAAACAAAAGGCTCTGCGGTACTTAGTCACTTTGCTAATGACACAGCAGATAAAACTTACAAATATCTAGTGGTTGGATAATGAAGATAAGTGCAATTCTTGATATAGACCAAGTATGGGCAGACATCGAAAGTTATATAGAAGGTGCTGCTAAATACACGCATGGTCGTTACACAGCAGATGATATTCGACAGACGTTCAAAGAAGGCGGTCAGCAGTTATGGATTGCTTACGATGAAAAGATATACGGTGCTGTAATAACTGAAATCATTGAATACCCACAGATGAGAGCTTTAATCATGCACTTTACAGGTGGTATAGAGCTTCCTAAGTGGAAAGATGAAATGTTGTCTGTATTAAGAAGTTTTGCTAAAGACACTAATTGTAAAACAATAGAATCATTTGGTCGTACAGGTTGGAAGAAAGTATTTAGTAAAGACGGTTTCAAGTCTAAATTTATGTTC